ATGACGAAGAAAAAAGCACATAAACCTGGTTCAGCGACCATCGCGCTTAACAAGCGCGCCCGTCACGAATACTTTATCGAAGAAGAGTTCGAAGCGGGACTTGCCCTGCAAGGCTGGGAGGTTAAATCCCTGCGCGCAGGAAAAGCCAATATCAGCGACAGCTACGTCCTTCTGCGTGACGGAGAGGCATTTCTGTTTGGCGCTAACATCACGCCAATGGCCGTGGCCTCCACGCATGTGGTGTGCGATCCTACCCGTACCCGCAAGTTACTTCTCAACCAACGCGAACTGGACTCATTGTACGGTCGCGTCAATCGAGAAGGCTATACCGTAGTGGCGCTCTCCCTGTACTGGAAAAATGCCTGGTGCAAAGTGAAAATCGGCGTCGCCAAAGGTAAAAAACAGCACGATAAACGTTCAGATATCAAAGAACGCGAATGGCAGGTGGATAAAGCACGTATCATGAAAAACGCCCACCGTTAAACCTGCACTCCAATTATTGACCAGTTCCTCACCGCGCCTCCCTCTCCGGCGGCGCGAATGAACATCTTATTGGCTATCACATCCGACACAAATGTTGCCATCCCATTGCTTAATCGAATAAAAATCAGGCTACATGGGTGCTAAATCTTTAACGATAACGCCATTGAGGCTGGTCATGGCGCTCATAAATCTGGTATACTTACCTTTACACATTGGGGCTGATTCTGGATTCGACGGGATTTGCGAAACCCAAGGTGCATGCCGAGGGGCGGTTGGCCTCGTAAAAAGCCGCAAAAAATAGTCGCAAACGACGAAAACTACGCTTTAGCAGCTTAATAACCTGCTTAGAGCCCTCTCTCCCTAGCCTCCGCTCTTAGGACGGGGATCAAGAGAGGTCAAACCCAAAAGAGATCGCGTGGAAGCCCTGCCTGGGGTTGAAGCGTTAAAACTTAATCAGGCTAGTTTGTTAGTGGCGTGTCCGTCCGCAGCTGGCAAGCGAATGTAAAGACTGACTAAGCATGTAGTACCGAGGATGTAGGAATTTCGGACGCGGGTTCAACTCCCGCCAGCTCCACCAAATAAATCAAGGGGTTACGTGAAAGCGTAGCCCCTTTTTCTTTGGTAGTGGCGGCAAAATGGCGACAGACTTTTGCGTCCATCTTGCCTGTCGCCATCTTGAAATCATGCAAAGAGGTTTCACATGGAAGAACTTCACTTTGTTTACATCAATGCAAATGGTCGTATCGCTGTTCACTCTATACAGAGCATCAGTTATAGCGAAAATCATATACAGGGCATTTGTAAGAACACCGATCGAATAAAAACCTTCCGAAAAGACCGCATTCTTAAACAGTACGATTCACCAGAACAAGCCATTCAGGAATGCGCGTCATTCCTCCCCGAAAGCTACTCACATCTCACTAAGCAGTCTGGTCCGAAAAAAAATACATTCGATGTGTGTTTCACCGGATTTAAGAAAGCAGATAAAGAAAGATTGGTTGATAAGGCGAATGAACAAGGATTAACGGTAAGAACCTCTATAACCCAAAGCCTTCAGATGCTCTGTTGCGGTTACAATGCAGGCCCATCAAAAGTATCGGCAGCCAGGATGAAAGGCACAATCATCATAGATGAGCCTGGCTTTATACATTTTCTTGAAACGGGTGAGATCCCAGATGAATAAAAACCTGCCGTAGCAGGTTCTCTTTCTCAAAAATTCATATGCCCCTGACCACCTGGCAATGGATGTGGAGGAGCAGTAGCAATCAGTGCGGGTGTCACAATAAACCGGACCACTGTTTCATGAGTAACAAAAGTGCTCCCGCAGTTAATATTTTGGCACTGGCAGTAACGCTCTTTGGTGCTTTCAGTTACTTGAAAACTGCTCCTTGTGTGTGCCGCATGACCACACTTTGGACAATTCATCATATCCAGATCCCTACCTTTGCTATCAGAATCATTGTAATGATACACAAAATATCAATATTGAGAACACTTTATTCCATTTCAAGATCATCAATCTTCACTTCGAGTTCAATACTGGTTGTAAAACCGTTATTCGGGCTGACGGTATGTGTCAGAGTCGTAATGGTCCATTCCGCATCATCTATCGGCTGTTTAAAACCACTGACCTTCACAGGCATTTCCGTGTAGAGATCTGCCCGCCCTTCTGCCAGTTGTAGCGAAAATGACGCAACGCCGCGTTGCAGGCGTTCCCACTGCATTTTCGCCGCTCGTTCGGCGTTGCTCCGGTTGGCATAAGTGCGATTAAGTACCAGCACGTTTTCATCCGTACCCACCAGGTAATCGCCCTGCTTCGCTTCTGGCTCTTTCTTCTGCTTCTTAGTTCTGCGCTTACGCTTCACCGTGGTGCTTTCTTTCTTCGCAGGTTCGCGGGTATGCAACCAGCTGGCAATTACGCCCGTGTAGGCTCCGCGATCTGCCAGGGTAAATCGGTGACTGTCGCCGTCCTTGCGTGTGATAGTGATCACTGGCAGAGGTTTACCAGTGGCGCTTTTGCCCTGCCCCTGCCGGATGAATAACAGATTGCCATTTTTCACCGACGCGATGGCACCGTACTGTCGCGCCAGCCGCATCAGAAAACTGCCGTCACTCTCATTAGTCTGGTCTATATGCTCCACGGGCTTATCCGACAGGTCTTTACCCAGTGCCATCTTCAGCTTGTGCCGCGCGGCTATTTCCTTCACCACTTCCCCGACGGTGGTCTTATGCCACGATTTTTCACGGCGGGTATTCAGCGTTTCCCGAAAATCAGCACTTCGCGCCCGGATAGTCAGGCGGTCCGGTGCGCCAGTGTGTTCAATCTCGTCCACTGTGAATGCCCCTTTCGGGAAAAGCGGCTGCCCCTTCCAGCCCAGCGCCAGCGTAATAACCGCACCACGGCGCGGCAGCACGATTTTTCCGTCAGCGTCATCCAGCTCCAGATCAAGCTGGTCCGCTTCAAAGCCCCGGTTATCCGTCAGCGTCAAACTCATCAGGCGGTTATCCAGCACAGTGGTGATATCCCTGCCCTCAATACTGATGCTGAATGCGGGAGTTTTGTTGCCTTTGTTAAGCAGTTCAGAGCTGAAATTCACGACAGCAGCCCTCCCACCGTTTTACTGATATCGCTTAAGGCAGACGTTGCCGTGTCCTGCAGATTATTCAGTTGCGCACTGAGATCACCGAACATATCGGACAGGGATTCATCCACTCGTTTGAGCGACAGGGTGAACTCAATCCGGCGCGGCATACCGTCGCGGAAAAACTCCGTTTTAGTCTGATTCAGTCCCTCAATCACATACATGCCGTAAATCGTGCCGCTGCCTTCAATCAGGGGCCATGCTTTCCCCTGTTCTGCCATCTGCTCCAGTGCCAGCAACGACAGCCTGCCGCCTGTTATTTCCGGCATAAGAACACCGGAAAGCGTCAGCATGTCGTTTTCCGGTCCCAGAAACTGCGTGGACGGACGTCGGTTTACCCGACTGTTTGCCGCATGTCGCCAGCTGCGTTGATACTGCAGTTCCTGATACGGAACGGTGCGCAGCATAAACACGTACAATCCCAGCACCATCATCATGCGTCGTATCCCCCCTGATCGCTGTAGTTACTCCTGGCTTTTGCCTTCAGCCTGCGTTCACGTTCATCAAGCTGGCGTGCCACCTCCCGCGCAATATCCTGCGCACTTTGTCCTGGCTGCGTCTGAATGATGATCTGCGTCGGTGCCTCAATCCGTTGAACGAGCGGCACAGTGGCTGCGCGACTCACAATTGCTTCTCCACCTTTCGCGGGAAGTGCCAAAGGGTGCAACGGTGGAAGCTCTGCTGGCGCGGCAGCAACGCCCATCATTCCGGCAACAACGGCAGCCAGTGCAGCTGTATTTCTCCGGCTGGTCACATTTGCCGGGCCGTTAACAATTTCCGGCCCGTTTTCACCGACGATGCCAAACTGCCCGCGCGGGATATACCCGCCGCTGTCATACATCCCCGCAAAGCCATATCCCCATGATGGAAAACCACCCGATGGCATCATCACTTTACCGTCTGCATTCACCGTCGCAGGTTGCTGACGCGTCACGCTTTCCGGCAGTTTTGCCTTTGCGGCCTCTTTACTGACAATGCCGAGCTTCTCCAGCAACCAGGAAACGCCGGATTTCAGGGAGTCCAGCGGATGCATGACCATATTCAGCCCTTCCGCCAGTGCCTCCCCGAATCGCCGCCCCATTGCCGCTGCGCTCTGCAGTTCGGCAGAGGTCGACTTAACGGGCGTCAGCAGATCATTAAACCAGCCCCACAGCGCCTGCACTTTGTCGCCAATCCACTGGAACACGGGCTTAAGCGGTTCGAACGCTGCACTGATGGGACCTGCCGCCGCTTTGAATCCTTCCACCACGCCACCGAGAAATGCGGTGATGGGTTGCCAGTATTTCCAGACAACCAGCGCCACGCCCGCCAGTGCAGTAACCACAAGACCTATCGGACTGAGCAGAGCACCTAACAGACCAGATATGGCATACAGGGCAACGCGCAGCATCGCCAGTGGACCAGATGCCAGTACTCGCAGCACCGTGCCTGCGGCGGCCAGTCCACCGCGCAGTACCGCCAGAGGATTCATAAACATCACAGCAACAGCACGTAAACCGGATAATCCAGACAGCAAAAGTGCAACCGGCGCACCTGCTATAGTTTTCAGGACATTTCCCGTCAGTGATGCCGTGCGGCGCAAAGACGACAACGGCGCAGTAAGTAAACCTGCGGCGTTGCCCGATGAAGCAAGCCCGCGTCGCAGCAGTGCCAGTGGTGCGCCAGCCAGCCAGGACAACGCGCTGCTGGTTCGAGTTACTGCTGCCGTAACGGAAGATAACGTTTTGATACCCAACACAGAGAATCCCAGACGGATCACTGCCAGCGGCCCCAGCACTGCAGCCAGCGCCACCGCTAAGGTGCCGAGGCCGACGGTAACCGCAGCCACAACAGCCGATGCTTTCATCAGTGTGCCTGTCAGTTCCGGGTTAGCTTCCACCCAGCGACGCAACGCCCCCGTGACGCTTTTCACCGTGTACAGAATATCCATCAGCGGCTGGCGCAGCGTTTCGCCCAGGCTGCTGAAGGTGTTCTGCGCTCCGGTTTTGACCAGCAACCACTGCGCAGAAAGTGAATCCTTGTTAATGTCGGATTCTTTCTGCATGGAGCCGAGCGCATCATTGCCCGCTGTCAGTTTTAACTGACGCTGCAGTTCCGGCAGGTTGTTTGCCAGTTTCGCCGCGTCATCGCCAAACTCTTTACCAAACAACATAGTCATGGCAGACAGGCGCTTGTCCTGCGGCAGCGCGTTTACCTTCTCCAGCACGCGCTGGATGGTTCCCATCGCATCCTTCGTCATCTGCTTTTCAATCACTTCAGGATTGAGTTTCAGCAGATTCATCCCTTCAAAGAAACTCTTGCTTTGCATGGTGGCAATGGACAATTCACGCACCATCGCGTTTGCTGCACTGGCTGCAACCTCTGGCGCAGCGCCCAGTGTCAGGAAGGTGGAACCCAGCGCCGCCGCTTTACGATAATCCAGACGGTCAGCCACACCGCCCAGACGTTGCATCACATCAATGATGTCTGCCCCTTTCGACATGGCGTTATCATCCAGATAGTTCAGCGCATCACCGAGCTGTTCAATATTGCGGGTGGGGATTTTGTAGAGCTGGGCGATTTTCCCCAGACTTTCTGACAGTTCATCCGCTGGCAGCTCAAAGGCTGTTGCCGCCTTTGCTGCCGTACTGGCGAAGGCCAGCAGGTCACGTTTCTGATCTTCCCAGCTGTCGTCAGGGTTTGCGACGTTCATGCGCGCACCACCTTCAACCAGTGCAGCGAAGTCCACCGCACCGTTTTCCATCGGCAACTGTTCGCTGGCAGCCTTGATGGCATCCTGCATTTCATAAAAACGTGCAGTGCGGTTGCCATTATCGTCACGCAGACCATTGACCTGCTTTGCCACACCTTTCATGGCATCTTCCATGCTGGTATAGCTTTTTACTGCCGCCATCACTGGCGCACCCATTGCCAGCCCTGCAGCCGTGGTGGTGGCTCCGGCACCTGCAATACGATCACGCACCTCCAGCGAACGGGTATAACTGGCACGCGCTGCATTCATCCTGCGCTGAGCTTCCCCCAGTCGCTTCAGCCGCGCCTCCTGTTTCGAAAGTTCCTGGTTATAACGTGATGTTTCACGGGCTAAACGGGCAGTTGCTCCCGCATCGTCTTTCGCAGAAATTCCCGCCCGGTACAGTTCAGCACGCACAAGCGCCGTCTGCTGCTGCAGCTTTTTCTGGCGTTCTTCCAGGCGCTGAACAGCCAGCCGTTGACGGCCCAGAGCAACAACCTGACGTTGCGAAGGCGGCCCCATCGCTCCCAGTTCCTGACTGAGCAAATTTGCACGCTGGCGGGCATAGTTCAGCCTGTCGCCTAATTTCTGATTTTCTGCCTGCAGCTTTCGGAAGCTGTCCAGACTGCTCCCGGCCTGATCAAGCTGCTTTATTGCATCGCGGGATTTTTTGACAGCAGCAGCCAGTTCTCTTGAACTGGCCTGCGCAGATCGAAATGGGCGGGTGAGCTTGTCAACCGCATTAAGAATGACCTGCAGACGCAGGTTGTTATCACTCATCGTTGGCCCCGCTTCTCTGAATCGCTTTATACCGCCATTCCAGCACTTCGGTCAGCGGCATAACGTCAGTAACGGATGGCGGCCAGTGAAAGATGGTGGCGATATCTGCCACCAGATCGTCAACCGTCAGGCTGTCGGTAAACCGGCAAGCACCGACTTCTTCAACAAAAAAGTGACAACCTCAACCGACATGGCAGTGAGATCTGCCGGGTCCATCTCTGCGATTTCCTGTGCAGTCAGTGCCGGACTGGAGATGCGGGGGATCACGGTCATCATCGCGTTCACATCCATATCCATAATGGCCTGCAGGCGTGTGCCGCGCAGCGCACCGGACTGCGGTTTACGCAGCACAATTTCGGTAATTTCTGTTTTACCGCGCATGATGGGAGTATCCAGTTTAATAGTCTTTTCAGTCTGCTTATCGCTCATTTTGCTGTCCTGTAAATTGGGTTCTGGCGCGGCATTCCGCGCCGTTCAGATACATCAGAGGCCGAGGGCGTTGCGGTGCGCTTCCATCAGGTCCACACCGTCCACAATTTCCACCATGTTGATAAGGTCCACTTCATAGAGCACCTCACCATTGATAGTCAGCTTCGCGTAGCTGTTGGTACTGGTCACTTTGGTGGTGTTGCTTTCGCCCGTCTTCCACTCGCCGGAATCCACTTCTTTGTGACGTCCACGCACCACAAGCTCCACGGCCTGCACTTCTCCGGTATCGTCACGCTGGATAGAGCCGGTGAAGCGCAACTGGATGCCATCCACCGTGGCTTTGCCCATCTGTTTAAACAGCAGCAGTTCAGTACCACCAATGGAAAATTCTGTGTCCAGCGCACTGTCATCAAGCCCCAGATCCACATCCACTGCACCCGGCATTCCGCCGCCGCGATACTTCTCATATTTGCGGGTGAATTTCGGCAGCGTCAGCGACTCAACGATCCCCTGCCAGTTGTTCCCGTCATTAAACAGGTTCAGGTGTTTTAATTTGCGTGGTAAAGCCATGTTGTCCCCTTACGCGCTGACCTGGCTAGAGAAATTCACCAGGTACTGATCGGTGATGCGCTGACGCAGCATCAGGTTTTCAAGTGGCGGCACTGGCGTGTAGTCGTAGTCGATGGTGAGTTTTCCGGCTTTCAGCGTGTCTTTGTCGTTCACCGACTCATCCAGCCAGCAATCACCACCAATGAGATAGCCCTGACTGACCAGGCTGCGCATTTTGGCGCGGATACCCTCGATAATGTCGCGGGCCAGCGACGGGTTAAGCGGTTTATCCACCGCCCACATGTGTGCTTCTGCCATCGTGTCCATCAGCACCTGCGCCGTGCGGGTGTAGTTTTCGAAGGCAAAGAGCGGGTCATCACTCAGGCAGCGGGAACCCCAGAAGCGGAAACCGTCTTTACGCACAAGCGTGGTGACGTCGTTCTGGTTCAGCAGACCTGCATCGGTTGCCGGGTCCTGCAGATCCCAGAACACATCAGCAGAAATTCCGGTGACACCGTTCACGCCCACGTTGGACAGGCTTTTGTGCCATCCGGTCTGCTCGTCAATTTTGGCGCGCAGACCAAGCGCACGGGCGGTGGCATATGCCGTTGCTTCGGCATTCAGCACCGTGTCCCAGCCAGTAAAGTCAGGCCAGATCAGCATCCCTTCGCGCTGGCTGAAGTTTTCACGGTAAGTGATCGCCTCCTGTACCGTCTTGCAGCCATACGCTGACAGGTAAGCAAATCCACGCAGGCTTTGCGCCACGCTCAGCAACTCAGTAGCTACCGCCTTGGTGTCGTGGCCTGGCACGCCGAGAATGCGCGGTTTAACGCCGAGCTGTGACTGGGCAGATAACAGGGCTTTCATGCCTGTTTTTTTACCTTCAGCAGTCACTGCGCCGATGATATTGGTCGTGGTTTCTTCTTCCGTTTCACCCTGCGGCACACGCACAACAACGGTCACGGGTTTTGCCTGGTCAGCGATGGCGTCCAGCGAACGGGCCAGCGTACCGGACTCACCCGCTTTACCGCTGGCAGTCAGCACATCAGTGATCAGCACGGGTTTATTAAGAGGAAACATTTTTGCATCGGCATCATCGCCCGTGCAGACCATACCCACGATGGCGGTGCTCACCGTGGTAATGGATCGGGTGCCTTCGTTGACTTCAACAACGCGCACTCCGTGGTGGTAATCCTGAGCCATAGTGGCGAACCTCCTGATTGGATTAGGCTTCGCCCTATGTTGAAGTGATTGTGCCTGACAAACAGCTAAGCGCAGTTGTGTCGTTATTCACACAAAATAACGGTATTTGTCCGCTTACAGGAAAAATCAAAATAATGCTGACTCAGGGCGATTCATTGTTCTCATTCGCCGGAAATTTTCTATAAATGGTAGAAACGCCCACATCAAAAATCAGTGCAATACGCTGTCTTGATTCTCCGGCCTCGAGTAAACGTCCAATCTGTGCCCACTGTTCGGTAGTCAACTTAGGACGGCGTCCACCTACTCTGCCTTTAGCACGAGCTGCAGCCAGCCCTGCCCTGGTACGTTCAACTATCAGTTCGCGTTCCATTTCAGCCAGGGCACCCATGACATGAAAAAAGAAACGGCCCATTGGGGTACTGGTATCAATACTGTCAGTCAGACTTCTGAAATTCACGCCGCGCTGGCGCAACTCTTCTATCAGAGTAACAAGATGCCGCATACTGCGCCCCAACCTGTCCAGCTTCCAGACAACCAGTGTGTCACCTGCCGATAGTGTCCTGAGCAGTTTTTTAAGCCCCGGTCTGTCGGACTTAGTACCACTGATTTTGTCCTCAAAAATCCGCTCACATCCCGCGCAGTTCAGTGCATTACGTTGCAAATCGGTGTTCTGGTCATTTGTTGACACGCGTACATAGCCAATAAGCATGATCAATCCCCTGAATAAAAACCGGGGATGATGCCAGTTAGCCATTATCTCTGCATTTTCATAAACGTTGGTTTGGGAGAAGGCTCTGCATTACCTGTTGGTGTGCCTGTTCCGTGGCCTTCAGTCACACCGCCAACAGGCTGGCTGAAATGCAACGGTGCGGCTTTTTCTGCTGAAGAATACCCGGAACTGGCAAAGGCTTACCCGACCAATAAATTGCCTGATTTACGCGGTGAATTTATTCGTGGCTGGGATGACGGTCGCGGGATTGATACTGGTCGCGCTTTGCTTAATTGGCAGCCACACACAATTTTGGACCATGCACACTATATGGAATTATGGACAGGGGACGGACTCGCCGCAGGAAGTGCACGGGAAGGAGTAAACCCAGGAATACTGGCTACATACGGTGACGGGGGAATAGTTAAAACGGACGAACCCGGTCTTAAGGTGCCTTCCTCACTACGAGCTATTAGTACTCGTAGTGTAAAACGTTTTGGTGAAATTAGTGGAAATGTAGGTACAGAAACTCGTCCTCGTAACATCGCTTTTAATTATATCGTAAGGGCCGCATGATGAATAAAGCTGTATTAAATAGCGAACTCATCACCACAAAGGCGGGAGACATTACCGTTTACAATTATGATGGTGAGACACGGGAATATATTTCCACATCAACTGAATATCTTGCTGTGGGTGTCGGTATCCCGGCATGTTCCTGTTTAGATGCTCCTGGCTCATATAAAGCTGGTTATGCAATTTGCCGTTCTGCAGATTTTAACTCATGGGAATATGTGCCAGACCATCGCGGTGAAATCGTCTATAGCACCGAAACAGGAGAATCAAAAGAAATCACAGCTCCGGGTGATTACCCTGAAAACACGACCACTATCGCTCCATTTACGCCATACGATAAATGGGATGGTGAGAAATGGGTGACCGATACTGAGGCACAGCATAGCGCAGCAGTCGAAGCGGCAGAAGCACAGCGTCAGTCACTGATTGATGCTGCAATGGCTTCCATTAGTCTGATTCAACTGAAATTACAGGCCGGGCGGAAACTGACGCAGGCAGAAACAACCCGGCTTAACGCTGTGCTGGATTACATTGACGCGGTGACTGCAACAGATACCAGCACCGCGCCGGATGTCATCTGGCCTGAACTGCCGGAGGCGTAGGCCATTCAATATCTGGAGCACTGGAGATATCAACCAGTTCCAGTGCGTCCAGATAATCCAGCCATAAATTATATTGTTCCAGCTCGTCACCTTTCAGACGACCAATAGCAGCTTTGCCAGGCCACTGATGGGTATTGATGTAGGTATTGACTTCAGAAACCAAAGATATTTTTTTCATTTCAGCCGTCAACACCTCATCCTCTTTTGAAGGGGGTGGGGAATTAATCCATACTGGCAGTCCTGAACTGTCTGCGCCAATTTCTTTCCCTTCTGGATGCAGCCCAAGAAATTGCTCATATGTTTCTCTGGTAATTTCAATAACATCATCAGGAAGCGTTCCCGCATCCTCATATTCTGGAAACAATTCTTGCAGATAAAAACTTTTACTTCCGGGTGAAAAGAATACTGAGTTCATTCTTACCGTCCAATGATTAACGCTGAGACGCTGGTATCTGAAGGAAAGGCTGCATTCAGTGGTTTGTCGACTTTGAACACAATCGTATTATTCCCCCTGACAGCGGCAAAAGAACAAACTGCAGTCGCGTATGAACCTGTAATATTACTGGATACACCACCATAAGCTGTTGTTGATACCAGAGGGATAACGCCCAGCACCTTATTAGGAAATACAAAGGGCAATGTGGCTGTGGCAATATAAGACTTATTAGAGCCTGTAATGGCATAAGCATTATCAGTCATTCCATTCATCGCCACTGGACCGCTTATACTTACAGTAACCATCTGAATGATTAGCCCGTCAGGTTGACGAATCACAAAATTTCCATTGCCACCAGTAACCGTCCAGAAAGACATATCAGGGATTTGGTTTTCCCCGTTGCCCACATTTCGTTTTGCCGCTTCTCCCAAACCAAGGTATGTGAGAAGACCAGCTACATCCTTTCCACTCAAATTAGTCAGCGTATTGTCCAGCGGTTGTTTACCTGCCAGCGCATTAAGCATTGTCGTGGCAAAGTTCGGGTCATTCCCCAGCGCTGCCGCCAGTTCGTTCAGTGTATCCAGTGCCGCAGGTGCAGAACCCACCATTGCCGCAATCGCCGATTTCACAAATGCCGTGGTGGCAATCTGTGTATTGTTGACCGACTGTGCCGCAGTAGGTGCGGTTGGCGTTCCGGTGAGTGCCGGACTCGACAGCGGCGCTTTCAGTGCCAGCGCATTGTTAATGGTGGTACTGAATTTCGGATCATTGTTAATGGCTGCGGCTATTTCTTTCAGCGTGTCCAGCGTGGCTGGCGCACCATTAATAAGAGCCGTCAGAGCCGCCTGAACAAACGCGGTGGTCGCAATCTGCGTGGTGTTATTCCCTGCGGCTGGCGTTGGCGCTTTGGGTGTCCCGGTAAACGTCGGACTTTCTTTGGGTGCATACTGTGAATGCGGGTCCGGTGCGGCAAGATGTTTTGCCATCTGATCATCCGCGTACACCTTCAGCTCCAGTGCCTTGTCATCCACATACTTGCGGGTTGCCAGCACTACGGCAGGGTCGATTTTCAGGGTGATATTGTCCGTGCTGCTGGTAATCAGCACCATGCGCACGGTCTGAGTGCGCCCGCTACCTTCAGCCAGTTGCGGCTTATAGCTTTCCGGGCAGTTGCCCACGGCAATCAATGCCCCGGACTCATCAAACAAGCCCACTTCACGTATCCACCAACCGCCCTCGTTTTCAGGGATCACCTGTTCGGCAATAATCTGGCTGCTGTTCTGCGGGTCGATATAGAGCATATTCAGCGCAGCCCGGCGTTTCTCATTTACCAGTGCAGTCTGCTTTGAGTCTGGCGTTGGCAATACTCCGCCGCCATCGCCGACCGCCATATGGGTAATTTTTAGCGGCACACCGAGCGCGGCGGCGCTGGCAAGTTTCGCCGCGCCAATATCCGTCAGCAGGGTATAAAATTTTGTGCTCATGGATTCACTCTCATTGTGTCAATAACATGGACCGCCCCGCCTTCATGCGCGGTGCCGCCAGAAATAATTGTTTCGTTGATATACGGATAGATCGTGATTTCTTCGCCAAGATAGCTGGCGGCCCCCACCCAATGCGGACCGCTGGTCTGCAGATTGATGGACATGCCGATCATGTGACGGCTACATGGTTTGGCATCGCTTATCAGCCGCTCAAGTTCCAGATAGGTATCTTCAGTGATGCCCTGGTCCTGCACGCCGATATCCAGGCGAAACGTGCCCGGTGTTTCTCCGGTCTGCCACCACTCAATAATGCGGATCAGGAATCCGAACGGTTCCACCACCCGCCGCACGGCACTGGTGGTTCCTTTATGCTGATGAATATAAAAAGCATCCTTCACTACCTGGCGTTTGACGCTTTCTGTCCAGCCCTCGTCCCAGCGATCCACAGAGAACGCCCAGGCGAGATAAGGCAGGAAGCTGACCGGACAGGTAGCCGGACTCCACAAGTCACGCAGCGGCACCTGCAGATCAGAAATCCCGCTACAGGTTTGCGCCAGTCGGCGCTCCAGTGAAGTTGAACCCGGTGGCAGCAGACTATTCATCCGTTCCTCCGTTGGTTACGCTCCACTGCGTACATGATGCCGCCTGTGTTTTGTTCAGGACCACATCCGCCAGAGGAGAAGCCAGCTCCACACGCTGCACACCCTCAACATGCAGGGCGGCAAAGATGGCGCTACGGCGAATATCCCGACCAAGACGCGTCTGACTGGCGATGTACTTCTGCAGGCTGGCTTTTGCCGCTGCCATTACCGGCTCTGCTTCCGGTCCCGGATAGAGAAAAATGGTGGCTTCCACGCGATACGGGATGATTTCTGCGCTGCGAACCGTCAGACGGTCAGCCACCGGGCGGACGTTCTCACTGTTCAGAGCTTTTTCCACCACGTCCAGCAGGTCTTTTTCTGCAGTTCCATCGCCTTCGCGGCTAAGGACAGTCAGCACCACCTCTGCAGGTGCCGGGCTGGTTGCACTGGCATCCGCCACCCGACCGTCGGCGCTTCGGGCATGAAATTCATAAGCTGCAGTTGGCCCCGCAACAGAAAGCCCTTCAAAGGCTGCAGGCACACGCAGGCGTAACGCTTCATCGCTTTCCATCACAGCTGCAACGGGCGGCACAGCATCATTATCAGCAGGCGTCACCGTCAGGCGTGTCACGTTGTAGTTGGCAGCGAGCTGGTCAAGATCGCCGCCCATCGCGTAAGCCACCATCACCGCCTGCGCGGCTTCGTTAATGCGCTGGCGCAGAAGCAACTCACGGTAAGCGTTCTCCTGCAACAATTTAGTGACGGGTTCAGATTCCAGTTCCAGCGTGCGGATCATGGCTTCCTGCTCATCTTTCGGATGAAGCGCCACAAATTCTGCCTTGCGTTCGGCAAGCAGCGTCTCAAAGTCCGGCACATCCACAATCTGCGGTGCAGGCAACTGCGAAAGGTCAATCACTGCCATTCTCTGCTCCTGTTGATACGGAAAGGGACACAGGCACACCGTTATTCCGCCGCCCGGTCAGCTCCACCACCATAGAACCGTCAAAGTTGCTGTTGATGGTGATGGAATCCAGCGTCAGCCGTGGCTCCCAGCGACTCAGCGCCACATACACTGCCGACATGACCTGCAGGCGTAATGCCGGATTTTGTGGCTGATCTATCAGTGCCGACAGTAGGGAACCATATTCCCGACGGGCAATGCGGCTACCCTGCGGCGTCAGCAGAATGTCCCGCACCGACTGGCGCAGATGGTCAATATCAGTAATGACTTTGCCGCTGGTATTGTTCATCCCGCTATAAAGCGTCATACCGGGCCTCCGGTTGTGTCGCCGCCTTTCAGGACGCCAGTATGCTGATGTGCATCAACCACAATTCCGTTAGAACTCATTGCACCGCCGCCCTGGGTAACGCCACCATTGATCACCACTTCGCTGTTAATGCGCGTGCGGTCAGCCTCCAGTACAAACTCATTGGTTTTCATGGTGATGTTGTCAGCGGCCTCAATGACCATTGATTTGATGCCCCTGACATACCAGCGCCCGGTGGCGGGTTCGTATTCAAACCAGCCACCGTCAGGATGTTCTGTCACGCAGGCGTCCGCCGACGTCGACGGTGGCGCGAACTGATTCGAATAGATGGCGGGCAGCGCAAACGCGGTTTCCAGATTGCCTCCCAGACTCAGCAGCACCACCTGCTCACCTTCCGATGGTTTCCACCATGTGCAGGCATTACCCGCGCGCAGCGTCAGCCAGTTAATCCAGTTGGTTTCAAGGTCGCCCGTTTTCACCCGACAAAGCCAGTTTTCCCGGTCCACTTCGGTGACTACACCTGTGCGGATCAGATTGGTGATAAGGCGCATGATTTCGGTTAATTGTGCGTTCATAGGGAAAGGTTGCCATCAGGGGAAGAAAGGCGGCAGTGCTGCAACTTGTATCAGTGCTGATACAAAGATCACCCCGCCAGCCATTGCAGAATCATGTCGCGGGTCATTGCCTCAACATCATCATTTACACCCAGCAGGCGGCGCTCTGCGTAACGAACCTCCGGTCCTTTGCGACTGACGCGATCACGCAGGCCGTAATGGTGAACACGGGCAATACGCTGCACCTTGCCTTCAAACTGTACGCTGGCAGAGTCGGCGCTGGCGGCAGTTTTCAGGTATTTTGTGGTGCGCAGCTTTGCAAACATCTGACGTTTGATGCGCCCCTTCTTGCTGCGTGCTGTTACCCTGCGCGGTTCATAACTGCTGCCATCTGGATTGCGCTGCATCCTGATATTCTGCTGCTGTGTCCGGCGCAGTTCCTGCGCCAGCTGGCGCATCATACGGCTTCTTGCGGCTGGCTCCAGATTCGCCAGCAAGGCACTCAGCCAGTCGTCCACCTTCTGCAATTCAGCCACGTTTCACCGTCCACATTTCTTCAGGTTTATCGGGTTCCGCTACAGCTTCAACACTCGACACACTGCCGTCAGTACTGACCAGCACACGCTCCGTCAGTTGCAGGTTAAGGCTGATATCACAGACATCGTTGCGCACAATATCCACCTCAAAGGTGAATAGTTTTTCCCGTAACGCCGGGTTATTGATGGCATCGGGCTGGTTATCACGCAGCCACAGCAAAACCGGGGCCATCAGCAGATTCTGGTCGCCGCTGAAATCCTCAATCACCACGTTGAGGGTATAATGGTACTCCCATGACATGGAGCTGGCCCCCGTGGCAACCAGCGAACCGTTATCCACAAACAGATGCAGTTTGTCCGGGTTATTGCGGACATAAGGCACTGCTTTATTGAGGGCGTGGCGCAGGGACTGTGGTTTGTTCACTGTTTCGCTCCTGACACGCAATAATCATGTCCACTTTGTCTGCACAGACCGCCCAGGCGGCCTCCGTTTCATCCAGCAACGCATTCAGATCACCGTTAGTGCGCGGTGCTGCCTGCTCCAGCCGACACGGCGTCACTCGCGGACAACCACTGACGGTAAGCTGCACCTCCGGTGAGTGCCGGACGTTCCCGCAGCCGGATAATGTCAGCAGGCAAAGGAGTATCAGCCCAGCGGCGTAAATCCTCGTTCTCACGTTTCAGTTCCTCGATCCGGCGTTGTCGTTGTCTCAGCTGTGCGCTGGTCCGTTCTGCTTCGGCATAGAGCCGCGCCTGCTCCCGGTTATTGGTTTCAGTCAGAATGGACAGGCTGATAAGCTGGCTGTTGCTCTTTGCCAGTGCCTGGCTTTTGCTCTGCAGCTCGTCTGCCTGCGTGCTGATGGTCTGGCTGGCATCAGCCAGCCGCCACGTCTGCCAGCCCAGCGCCGCCAGTAATAACGCCAGCACAACCAGCAGCAACCGGTTCATGCTGCTACCTGTTGCGCCATCTGATTACGGGTGATCCAGAAGGCAATAACGGTCAGTAGATAAAAGACCAGGGTAATAGCCCACCCCGTCCAGGCGAGACTTACAACAATCAGCAATCGCATCACCCAACTGGTAAATACGTTTTCTTTTCGGGTAATTGTCTTCAGCAAAGATGCCCTTAACTCCTGCCAGAGCGGGCCATTCTTAATTAACGCAGCCAGTGCTACCGGAATTACCGCCCATGTCAGCAAACAGGCTACCCAAACGCCGGACGCTGCCAGTACCGGAAAAATCCCCTGCGGATACACCATTGCTGCGATTAACAGCGCCATCCATAACATCAGAAACAGTCCGCTGATTAATTTCTTTTTCATTTCAGTTTGCTCCCTGTAAGCACCAGGCCATCTCCCGCGCACGGCGGTTATCCAGCCCCTGATTAAAAACACCTTTCACATAAACCCAGCGCGGCAACTGTCGGCACGCATCTGCCCAGCGCCGCTGATTGAGTAATTTCACCAGCGTGGAACTGCAGGCATTGCCCGTTCCCACGTTGAAGGCAAACGACACCGCAGCGTCATACACCTTCTGCGGCGGCTGTTGCTTCACACACCTTTCCAGCGCCCGCTCCACACGCAGCACGTTGGAGATCAGCCCTTCTGCTGCCTGTCGCTCCGTAATGGTTTTGCCGGGAATGACGCCTGACGTATTACCAATGCCGTCGGTCCAGACACCCGCGCTGCACTGATACGGCTGCAGACGACAACCTTCGTAATCGGCAATCAGTTTCAGCCCCTCCACGGAGGTGTGAAGCTGCTGAAAACCCGGCAGCGTGGCAGCAATAGCCAGCACGGCCCCGACAAGGCAGCGTTTAACGATTGATGGATTCATAGTCCTCCCGCGAGATCTGCCCGTCGCGCAGAAGCTGGTAGGCTTTGTGTTTGTAGTACCAGTTGATAGCCAGCATCAGCACACCAATCATCAGGCCGCCCAGCGTTGAGGCATCCTTGATGGACAAATCGCCCAGCCAGGCCAGCACGACGGCGATGCAATACGTGATAAAGGCGCTGATTCGCTCAAGCGTCATAATTCAGTCCCATAGCTGGACGGTCTGCACGGTGGTGGTGGTCGGAATGTCCGGCAGCTCCACCTGCAGCCCGTGAGGTAAAAAGGGGCCGTATTCGGCAAGCCCCGGATTTGCCTTCAGTACCTGCTCCGTGACACCCTGCGTGCGCCCGTAATGACGCCAGCAAAGCGCGTCCACCGTGTCATACTGATGCGCACGCACTTTCATCAGATAAGCTCCACTGTGCAGTGCGGCGCATCCTGCACCCGGCTGATGGCCCAGCGGGCGTCACGCCACAAATCACCGCTGGCTTCTGCCAGTTCTTCGCCCCGCTTCACACCGGATGCCGTGGCGTCATAGTCCTGGTAACGTTCGTTGAGCATGGCGCGTGCCCAGCAGTAAACCGCGTTGAAATAGTGCTGAATGCGCTCGCTTTTGCCGTCCAGTTGTTCCGCCGGGACTTCTGCCAGCGAGGCATACCCCAGCATCTGCTGGCGTCTGCGAAACTCATACAGCTCTGCGTTGACCTCCGAAATTGCCGACAGCGCAACCTGCTTTAAACGCGGCTGCGTCACCGTGCCATCAGTGCGCATCACGCTGCGAAACTCCGACAGGTCCACATCAGGCCAGAACGGCGTATTTCTGATGATTTCCGCCTGTTCCGGTGCCTGTTCTGGCGCAACAAACTTCATGCTGCTTTCTCCTGAAATAAAGGGCGGTGGACGGGGTTTTGATGTGGCAGTGCCTTTCGCCACCCCGTGCCGCCCGTGCGCGGGGGCACGTTCTGTCAGCGGCTGTCATTGCGCAGTCTGCGCTCCAGCTGCTGTTTGTCTTTTTTCACGCCACAGCGGGGATCGAGCTGTAACGCATGGTTGAGATGATTAAGGGCGGAAGCCGGATTGCTTTCACTCAGAACAGCGCCAATCGCTTTATGCAGACGCGCCCGTGACTGGTCCGGCATATCCAGACCGTCTGTCAGCTCCAGCGTCTGCAGCAACAGATCGGCATCAAAGCCGGTGGCGGCAAGCATTGCGCTCTGCGCTGCATCTGCCATTTCCTCTGCCAGCACGGTCTGCACATTGCGGTTACCCAGCGGCATCACCCAGCCATGACGCAGGGCATGACGCCCGATCTCCAGCGCCCCGGCATAATCTCCGGCATCAATGCGCCACAGCATCACGTACATCAGCACGTCATCCTGTTGAGCGCCTCCGGCAGCCAGGACGCCCTCCGCCCAGGCGGCATATTTCGGCAGCAGCTCCACCTTTATTTCCGCTTTTTTGACCGTGGACTGAACGCCCTTGAGACGGCGGCGGTCTTCCGCCAGTTGCAGCAGCATCAGGTCATAGCCAGATGCGTGGCGAACGCTGCCGCCCTCGCGGGCGGCCTGTTCAGCCTGAACGCGCAGGCGATGCTGCCGTGCGGGACTCAGGCTCATAGGTTACGCTCCGGCTTCTGCTGCAGCGGCGCTGAAATCGCCAATCTGGATGTTTTCCACCAGTGCGGCGCAGCGGTAGTCCTCAACCACATAGGCTTCGTTAACGGATTCAAAGTTTTCAATCCGGTCACGTTTCGGGTTGTCGATAACTGAACGGCGGCGGGTGTCTTCCTGCCAGTAGATGGACAGGTTATCCAGACGGGTGATTAGCAGCGCATTCGGCGGGAAGAACGGCGCACGCACGGCCTGCAGGCCACCCATGCGTTTCTGACTGATGATCATATCGGCAGCCAGTTTTTCACTGTTTTCCTGCTCTTTGTTGACCAGCGGGAAATACTTGTCAGACAGCAGTTCACGCCCGCAAATAACCACCAGATCGTCATCGTCCTGGTAAACCACGTCGATAAGCTCATTGACGGCATCCATCACTACGGCGTCCAGGTTGGCATATTCGCCACCTTTCCCGACTTTCACCGCACCCGGTGTAGTTTCACCGCCCGTGGTGGTGCTGCCCATGACGTGATCCGGTGCATCCTCACGGATTTTCTGCAGCCAGCCTTTATTCACATCCTGCAGCAGCGGGTTTTCGCTACGGTTGGAGGTTTTCGCACGCTTCACGCCGTTAAAGCCGATCATGATGCGGTCCAGTGCCTGACGTTTCACGATGGCGTCACGGATACGCACCTGGAAATCCTGAAACTTCGCCCACAGGTCCAGCTTCGCGTAGGTCAGCACCGTGTCAAAGTTGGTCTGCTCGCATTTATATTCCACATCGACCATCAGCGTCGGATCGACAGGTTCACGCTCTTTCGCGGTGGTATCAGTGGTTCCGGCAATGGTGCTGCCAACACCCAGCCCCAGCAACTGACCGGACTGCTCAGTCACTGGCGTGACGTTAATCAGTGTCAGGAAAGCGGCGGACTGCTGGATCTGGTCTTCCAGCGTCTGCTGCACGGACGGTTCGACGGTGAACTTGCTGGACAGTTCTTCAACTGCAACACCGTTCAGACGCGCCAGCTGCTGCAGGTAAGCGTTAAAAGCAAAGCGGGTATTCTTCTTCATCGGGTTTTGTGCTCCATCAGCAATTGGTCAGAGTGTCAGCGGGGGCGTTACCGCCTGTTGCACGCTGGCGGTAGTCCTGGCGGCTGTCTTCATGACTCAGCTTGTCCACCAGTTCGTTAAAGGCGGTCTGCTGTGCCTGCAGGGCAGTCTCCAGCTCAGACAGGCGTTCTTCCTGCTCAGACAGGGATTTTTCGGTGCGTGCGCTCAGATTCTGCTGCTCTGTGGCGACCAGCTCCACGGCCTTATGCACATCAGAGAACCGGGCGTCATCGGACTGCTCTTTTTTGGTAAACAGCGCCGTGACGCGGGCAAACAGGGACGGTTTGTCGTCCTGGATTTCTTCCAGTTCGATCACCGTTTCCTCTGCAGCGGTAAAGAGATTGGCAGGATTCTGCTTGCGGTTTGCCAGCGGGTTATGGGCTGCACTGGCGCTGAATGTCAGCATTTCCGTACCCAGACTGGCAGGGTCATCAGTGGCAGCCAGGCCGACCAGGTAGGCTTTGCCCGTATCAGCGAACTTCGGGCTGACTTCCATAGAGGTGAATAATTTCTGGCCTTTTTTCACCAGTTCCACCAGGGACTCCGTTGGCTCAACGTCGGCATACAGCGCCATCTTGCCTGCCAGCGGACCTTCCGTGATTTCTTCAGCAAACAGCGCCGTCACCTTGCCGTAGCGGTTAAAGGTGCTGTCCGGAAGATAAGACTTGATGTGCTCAAGGTTAATCAGCGCGGTGTACACCGCCGGATTGTAGCTGGCTGCCATCTGTTCCAGCCATTCACGCTGGATTTCGCGTCCGTCGGTAGTGGCACCTTCCACCCCGATGCGAAAACGCTTTGCTTTCACTGTCATGAGCCGTGCTCCGTTAGAAAAAACTTACTGGAGCCTTATGGTTGCGGTGATGGGGGCAGTGAAACAATGCGCGGTATTTGTACCGACAACCACACAAACCGCAGGCGGGGAAAGCCTTCATTCAAGGCTGTAGGTTTGTGCCATGAACACCACACTGACACCCGCAGATCTCGATCCCCGTCGGCAGGCCATGCTGCTGTACTTTCAGGGATACCGCGTAGCCCGCATTGCTGAAATGCTGGGCGAGAAAGTTGCAACCGTTCACAGCTGGAAAAAACGCGACAAGTGGGGTGACTATGGGCCGCTGGATCAGATGCAGCTCACCACCGCCGCACGCTACTGCCAGCTCATTATGAAGGAGCACAAAGAAGGGAAAGATTTCAAAGAGATTGACCTGCTGGCGCGCCAGTCTGAGCGCCACGCGCGGATCGGCAAGTTTAACAATGGCGGCAACGAAGCCGACTTAAACCCTAACGTTGCCAACCGCAACAAAGGCCCGCGCCGTCAGCCGGAAAAAAATGTCTTCACCGATGAACAGATTGAGAAGCTGGAAGAAATCTTCCATTCCTCCATGTTCAACTACCAGCGCCACTGGTGGGAAGCCGGAAAAACCAACCGCATCCGCAACCTGCTGAAGTCACGCCAGATCGGCGCGACCTTTTACTTTGCCCGTGAAGCCCTGATTGACGCCCTGCTTACCGGACGTAACCAGATTTTCCTTTCCGCCAGTAAGGCACAGGCCCACGTCTTTAAACAGTACATCATCGACTTCGCCAAAGAAGTGGAGGTGGAGCTGAAAGGCGATCCGATGGTGCTTCCCAACGGGGCCACGCTTTACTTCCTCGGCACCAATGCCCGCACGGCCCAGAGTTACCACGGCAACCTGTATCTGGATGAATATTTCTGGATACCGAAATTCCAGGAGCTGCGCAAAGTGGCTTCCGGTATGGCTATTCACAAAAAATGGCGACAAACCTATTTTTCCACGCCATCCAGCCTGACACACAGTGCTTATCCGTTCTGGTCCGGTGCGCTGTTTAACCGTGGGCGCAACAAAGCCGATAAGGTGGACATCGACCTGTCCCACAACAATCTGGCCCCCGGCTTGCTGTGCGCAGACGGGCAATACCGCCAGATAGTCACCGTGGAAGATGCGGTGCGCGGCGGCTGTAACCTGTTCGACCTCGACCAGCTGCGCATGGAGTACAGCCCGGACGAATATCAGAACCTGCTGATGTGCGAGTTCGTGGACGATCTCGCGTCCGTGTTCCCGCTCAGCGAACTGCAGGCGTGCATGGTGGACAGTTGGGAAGTCTGGACCGACTTTCATGCACTGGCCCTGCGCCCGTTTGGCTGGCGCGAGGTGTGGATCGGTTATGACCCGGCAAAAGGTACGCAGAACGGCGACAGCGCCGGATGCGTGGTGGTGGCACCGCCAGCCGTGCCAGGCGGTAAGTTTCGCATTCTTGAGCGTCACCAGTGGCGCGGGATGGACTTCCGCGCCCAGGCTGATGCAATTAAAAAACTGACCGAGCAGTACAACGTGACCTATATCGGCATCGACTCGACAGGCGTCGGTCACGGGGTTTATGAGAACGTGAAAGCGTTCTTTCCTGCCGTCCGGGAGTTTGTCTACAACCCCAACGTTAAAAACGCTCTGGTACTCAAGGCCTACGACATTATCAGCCACCGCCGTCTGGAGTTTGACGCCGGACACACCGACATAGCGCAGTCATTTATGGCAATCCGTCGCGCCACCACCGCCAGTGGCAACCGCCCGACCTATGAAGCCAGCCGCAGCGAAGAAGCCAGCCACGCCGATCTGGCCTGGGCAACAATGCACGCACTGTTTAACGAACCACTGCAAGGCGAGTCCGCCAATACCAGCAATATTGTGGAGATTTTTTGATGGGAAAGAGTAAGAAGAACCGCGCTGCGTCGACGAACCAGATTCAGCATAAAAGCCAGACTTCAGCCGAAGCATTCAGCTTTGGCGATCCCATTCCAGTACTGGACCGCCGCGAACTGCTGGACTATGTGGAATGCGTACAGACAGATCGCTGGTATGAGCCGCCTGTGAGTTTCGACGGCCTGGCGCGAACCTTCCGCGCCGCCGTACACCACAGCTCACCGATTGCAGTAAAGTGCAACATTCTGACCAGCACCTATATCCCTCACCCGCTGCTCAGCCAGCAGGCTTTTTCGCGTTTTGTGCAGGACTATCTGGTATTTGGTAACGCCTACCTGGAGAAACGCACGAACCGCTTCGGTGAAGTTATCGCCCTTGAACCTGCCTTGGCAAAATACACCCGACGCGGGTTAGACCTGGATACCTACTGGTTTGTACAATACGGTATGACCACGCAGCCATATCAGTTCACGAAAGGCAGCATCTTTCATCTGATGGAACCGGACATCAACCAGGAGATCTACGGCCTGCCCGGTTATCTTTCTGCTATTCCATCCGCCCTGCTCAACGAGTCTGCCACGCTGTTCCGCCGCAAGTATTACATTAACGGCAGTCATGCAGGCTTCATCATGTATATGACCGACGCCGCGCAGAACCAGGAAGATGTGAACAACCTCCGCAACGCGATGAAAAGCGCCAAAGGCCCTGGCAACTTCCGCAACCTGTTTATGTACTCGCCTAACGGCAAAAAGGACGGGCTTCAGATCATCCCGTTGTCAGAAGTCGCAGCGAAAGATGAATTTCTGAACATCAAGAACGTGAGCCGGGACGACATGATGGCTGCACACCGCGTACCGCCTCAGATGATGGGAATTTTGCCGAATAATGTTGGGGGGTTTGGGGATGTGGAGAAGGCAAGTCGGGTATTTGTTCGTAATGAATTAATACCTTTGCAAAAACGTTTCGAAGAATTAAATTTATGGCTAAAAAATAATATTATTACATTCAAAGAATATCAACTATCCCTAGACTAATTAATAACCACCTCTATGAGGTGGTTAACAAGAATAAACCTAATTAATTACTCATCTACTCTGATTTTTTGTTTTTTATTATTTTGAGTTAAGACATTTATGGTAATAGATGTATACGGATGAAAGTCAGGCACTATACTTTTAACCTCTCCATTTTCAAGAAAATGATGTGCTATTGAAGGAAATAAATCAGGATCTACAGGATATTTAGCATTAGGATTATGATACATATTTAAACCTTCTGCCCATGTTTCTGTAATATCGCCTTCTTTCACTTCAAAACTAAATGCTGCTGGATATAATGCCTCTGGGTCATGATCATGGCAGTAACCACTCCTAAATAATCTAAGGTCACTTCTTCCAAAACCAGCCAGTTTTCCCATCCGATTAAACTTCGATATAGTACCACTATTAGAACTAAGGACGGCCGAAATATTTTCAGACTCATCCAAGAAGAAAAAGCCTGAAGGAATTTCCTTTTTCTCAAATTGATGCGATATAATTTTCTTAGTTGCTAAACTGTAACATCCATCTTCAGATTTAACATGCTCATAGCGAATACCATAAAGATACTGCCAAAGTGCACTATGGGACCAAATCATAGAGTTTGGTTCATGAAAATCAGCAATTGCGAAAATTAAAGGATTCCCCTTAACATGTTCTAGATCCCAGTATCGAGTTTTCTTTTTCAGTTTAGAATAGAGAGAACTTCCAAATTTAATCGGCATATAATTCTCTATTTTCTCTAGCAATTCTTCCTTACTTTTAGGTTCAGATAGCATTTCAGATGATTGATTAATATCATTCCCTGTTGGATTAACCGTTACAGCTTCAATGCAAATAGTATTACCATACTTACGTGCCACATAATCAGGGGCATTAAACTGCCTATCTAGCCAAAAGTGTTCCTCTCGTAAATATGCGAAAAGATATAACTCCCATAGCCGGGCATCAAAACCTGTTGTCTGAAACTGCTCTATAAAATTCCCGTCGACATCCTCAAAATGATTCATCATTTCCTTTATTATCCCTGTTGCAGGCGACCAGTTCGCGTATTTACCAAATAATGAAAAATGATGATGAAGTTTATCTGGTGTAACTATAGGTGTGAATAAATCCATTGCTTTATAAGTTTCATCACCTTGTGGAAATACTTTTACGTTTAATTTAGTATGCTTCCGCATTAATTTCTTTAGTTTTGCTCGTGCAGAATTCATTTCTGAAACACTAGTAAATAGGTCAATACATCTATATCTCCCACTTAAGTCTCTTGCTAAAACAATACCGCTATAATCTTCATCGATTTGATCCAATAATAGTGCCCCTAGCAGGAACTCTCTCGGACTACAGTACCACTCAAACTCATAGCCTAAAAGTTCAGTATTTGGCATTCTGGTCCAATCAACAAAAGCATTAAACCTCTCTTTACTCATTTTTTTTATATCAAGAAAAGACATCTTTCTACCTCATCACGAAAAAATATTTTTTCCTAAAAAGACTTAAGTTAGCTTAATCTATTGATAAAAAAAAGCTAAGTAACGACCAAATACGCGCGCTCGTATCCCCGCCACGCCTGCCCGCTTTATGTAGTGGTTTTCATGCACCTGCATGATCTACGCAAAAGCCCGCCAGTTCTGGCGGGCCTTAGCAAAAACGATCCTCAAACGATCATGCGATCTCATGCGGCATAGACATGCACTACAGAGCTAACGCCTCGCAAGGGCTCGTTGTTCAACCTTGCTGACGCCAGAAGCAAGTTCAGACGCCAGCAACGTTTCTTAATGCAGCCAGCTGTCGTCTTCCCACACCTTCTGCATAATTTTCATCACTTGTTTTCTTTCTTCGTCCAGTTGCAGTCCGGTTAGTTCCACACCGTTAGAGCTACCTTTGCGAATGCGAATTACCGTTTTGGGATACAGGGGGCGCAGATTGCGGTAAAGCTCGGATTCAAGGGCGTCCAGGGTAGACTGGCTAATCTTCTGCTCTTTATCGATCATTATTTCAATGCGCATAAAAGTCACCTCAGCTGATGACATCCATTGAGCGGTTGTATTCGTGGGTTCTGATTTTTGCCATGAGTTCATCAGTCAATTCAGAAACCCACTGCAGAGCCAGCCCCTTCTCTTCATCACTACACTCACTAGCCGCTACAAGCTTAAGAAAAAAATCAATGCGCTGGAGCTTCAAAGACTCCAAAAAATAGTCCTGCATCTTTCCTCCTATGACACCACACGCAATGCTGTATGCATAACCACTGTTTATATTTACAGTATATAATAATCTTACTGATGTAAAACGATTTTTTACGTTCATCAGCCTGATATGCCTGGTATTATTAAGAGCACGAATTGTTAACCCGCGTAATTAATACAGGTTCCGCCACTGATCATCTTCCTGCAAACGCTGGTTCCGATAGAAGATACGCAGGCCTGCTCCTGACGGAATACTGCCGCCGCGAAGGAGTAAATCGACCTCTTTCTCGCTGCCATCAAATCCTCTGGACTTCAGCTCATACACGAGCTGCAGTCGCTGATGGTCTGTAATTCGCTGTTTGTAGTCTTTACGCCGTTTCGGTTTCACCAGGCGTAACCTTGCTGCCAGTTCCCGGCGCTCTTTTTTGCTCATACTGTGCAGGTAATCGTGCAACTCCTTGTCATCCATGCTGGTAATGTCCGTTCTGGGGTCCCCATCAGCTGATTTATCTTTCTCCTGTTGGTTCAAATTTTCAGCAAGGGGACAGTTATTGCCACGAGTCCAAGGGGCGCAAGCGCCCTGGTCGGCTGCCGCCTCCTGAACGTCAACGGCTTTACGAACCATTTTCCACTTCACTGCATGAGTGCAGATCTTGCCCTCTGCAATGGGTGACCAGATGCCATAAATACGAATGCCGTGATCGCCATAGGCGGTCGGCTCTTCGTTGATTTCATAAGCGGTTCTGATGAGGTGATATTTACGGGGAACCAGTACGCCGCCCTGCTTCATGATGTAGGTGGCAAAACAACCAGCATCAGCAGCAGCCAGAATGGCATCAAGACGCGGGTTATCCAGTACCGGCGCACCTGCATTTTTTGTCCCCCTGTTGCCTTGCCGCCTGACCAGCCAACAATCGCAGTTCACGGTAAGCCTGACGCCCCGGAATGCCAAAGAAGCGGAATTGCTGAACACGATGCAGAGACGCCCAGGCATTCACGTATTCAGCGTTATCACGCAGAGATTTACCCGTTTCCTTGCTGATCTCGCCAGCCAGACCACGACCGTCAATGTTCTTACTGATATATTTCGCGATGTAGCTTGTCGGCGTTCCTTTGCGCGGGTTAATCAACTCAGACTTAAAGCGCGGCCCAGTGTTATTGCCCAGCTCCTCGCGGTCTTCACGGATGGCAAACTTACGCAGTAATGCAGTGATGGCACGGCGGTCTTTTTTGCGCATGAAACACAACAGGTGCCAGTGAACTGTGCCATCATGATGCGGCTCAGCCACCCGCACGCCATACCAGCGCAACCCGGCTTTGTGCATCGCCTTACGAAATGCAGCAAACATGCCGACCAGATAATCGCTGCTTTGTCTTACCGTCGCGTTTGTCCAGGTCGGGTTTGGTCTGCCGTTATTTAGCGTGGAATGGAAACGCGACGGACAGGTGATAGTGTAGAAAACGGCGCAGTCACCGCGCATTTCCGCGATAAGCTCCAGACCTTTAACACAGGCCATCATCTCATTGCGGCGATGCGCAGGGTTGCTGCTGCTGGCGTTTACCACATCCTCCATGTCCAGCGTGTCGCCGTCTTCGTTCACCAGTTCATGAGAACGGAAAAACTCCAGCGACTTACGGCGCTGCTCACGTTTATGCATCACGGCTTCATAGCTGACATAAGGAGATGCTTTTTTGCTGACCAGGCAAACAGCGCGCAACTGCTCTTCCCGCCATTCGCAACGCATCTTCCATAATTTCCGATACCACCAGTCGGCGCACAACATACGCGCCAGCGAACCCGGAATGAGTTCATAGGGCACGGGTTTACGGCGGTTTCTTTTCCGACGGAGTTGCTCAAACGCAGGTGGGATGACATCCAGACGCAGGGTTTCCGCTGCCACCTTTTCCCATGTCTTGCGGATTTCTTCTGGCTTAACGTCATCGGTGGCATACAAATCACCACAAGCTGCATCAAGGCACATACTCATATGCGCAGCTACCAGCGTGGACAGGCGTTTCACCTGATCCTGACTCATTTCAGGCAGGATCAGCAGGCCGTCCAGCCCTTCATGGCTTGCCATAAAGCGAAAAGATGCAGATAGCTGACTGTCACGTACATGCTCCAGTCGTTCCAGACATGGCTTAATCGTCTCACGTAAATAGCGGGAATAAGCCTTTGGCCTGCCCAGGCTGCTGAAGTATTCAATACGTTGCATCAGCGGCTTGCTGATATGGGAAGGCTGGGCGTTGACGTCCGCCAGAATGACCATGTCTGAATTAAAACGCTGCTGCTCATGCGCCAGCTTTGCCCGGCTAATGAGCTTATCCTGCTCCATTTCGCGCTGGACAGGATCACGTGATTCATTAAAGAAATAACGCTCCCAGACCTGATCACTCAGTGCCTCGCGGCGCAACTGTTCCTGCTCGTTATCGGCAGCGTACAGAGTGATCAGGTTTGAAAGCGTAGAAACCGGCGCAACTTCCGCCGGGTCCAGATAAGGGTTAATGGCCTTTTTCGGGCTGTTCCATGAGAATGCTGCGGCAGCCTCGTTAAAGCCGCAGCAGTTGTTCATATCGGCATGAGTCATGCACGTACTCCGTACACGGCAGAACTATCCACGCCACGCGAATAATCAAATCCCATCCAGCAGCACGGCCCGGAAACAGCAATGATTTCTGTTGCTGATTTACCCTCGCCAGCTGCCACACCGATGCTGCGTTTTACCTTGATATAGTGGTGAGTAAAATTGCGATACAGCGAACGGATCAGGGATGTGTCACTGTTAGAAACAATGACTGGATGTCCTTCTGATGACCGATGTTCAAGAACGGATGCCAGGTGATACTGGTCATCTTCAGTGAAACCATCAGTGTGATAGCCGGAAAACGTACCGTCATACGGCGGATCGCAATACACCACATCTCCCGCGTGCAACATTGCCAGCGTTTCATCGAAGCTGGCGCAGATAAATGTTGCCCGCTGGGCTTTTTCTGCAAATGCACGAATTTCTTTTTCAGGGAAATACGGATTTTTATAATTACCGTAGGGAATGTTGAAATGCCCGCTCTTGTTATAGCGACATAAACCACGGTAACCGTGACGATTGAGATACAGGAAATATACCGCTTTCATGAAATCAGTAATTTCAGTGGAGTAATTAAACTCCTGCCTTATGTTGTAATAAGCCACCTCCCTGTTTGCGATCTCAAATAAAACTCTGGCGCGAGATATAAACGATTCACAATCAGCGGCAACCTTTTTATAGAGGTTGATTAAATCAGGATTAATATCCGCAACCAAATAGCTGGGGTAATCCGTCTCCATCATCACAGCACAAGAACCCGCGAAAGGTTCAACCAGTCGCGGGCCAGCAGGAAGGTGTTTTTTCAGTTCGGACATAATGGCGGTTTTATTACCCGCCCATTTCAGGATGGTGCTCATACAGCACCTCCGTTGTAATGTTTACCTTTCAGCTCTGCGATTTCCTGACAGGTAATGCAAAGCTGCACTCCCGGAATGGCGCGGCGGCGTGCTGGCGGAATTGGCGCTTCACACTCAATGCAAAGCACGCGAGACACGCCCGGTGTTTTGGCACGGGCAGCACGGATGTGGCGCTGGCGTTCTTCTTCAACGCGCTGCTGTACGAGATCCATTGCATCAGCCATTAGTGGATCTCCTGCGCTTCGTTCTGGATTGCTTCAGCAGTCACACGCAGCAGTTCTGCCGCTTCGACGTGGTTTAGCTGGCGGGATGTAATATGACACGCCAGACTATCAAGGCGAGCTGCCATTGCTTCAGCCCTTGCTCGGCGTTCTTCCAGACGAGCCTCTGTCAGTAAAATATTAAGCCCTGCGTCATCCGGTCCGGTTTTGGTCGTGAGGGTTTCAATATTACGCATAATCAATTCTCCTGAATTTAGATAAAGGGATGCCTGGCGGGTTTACGCCATTAATTTCATTAGTTGGTTAATTCGGCATGGTTAGCCGTCTGGGAAATAAGCTCACCACTGCACGAAAATGATTCATTGCTTTAATCAACTCCCGCTTTTCGTCAGTGGTCAGCTCATTAATGCTGATGCTATGACGTTCAGCTGGAATTTTTGCCATAAAGAATATGGCAGCCAGTGCCCGTTTATTTTGTTCGCTATTAATATCCCGTGAATCACGCATATCTTTAATAAACCGCTCAAGCTCTGACTCAATATTCAGGCCAAAAACTTTCGCCCTTAACTCCGCAATGTGATTAAGTCCATTCAGGCGTTCACCTGGGCTTAATGGAACAGTCGCCGCAGTGCAATTAATTGCCATAATTCATATCCCCAAAACGCAACTATCGTTGTTTGTTATTACGGTAACGTTCAAGAGGAGATACATTTTTTCGTATCGTCTCTTTAACCTGCTCTCCCCGTAAAAACGTCCCATCCTTTAGCGTGAAAAAGTAACTGCCATCGCCCGACAACGACGGATAACAACAGAGCAAATCATCTTCAGGTACTGAATAACTCTCCCCTCTGTAACGAAACTGATAAACCACTTCACCTTCCGCTGCATACATTTTGACTTTCTCTGTTTCCTCGTGGTCAATTCAGACAGCAATTCGTCTTGTGAATGACATGGATGCCAGCGTTTTCCATCCTCACCCATGATCCAGCCGTGACCGTAGTGCATTGCCGGGCTTTGCTTTACCAGCAGCGATGCAAATGATGGTTCTTTCGTCAGCATAAGCACCTCACAGCAACCCGAATGAAGCACCGAGACCAGTTACGGTATCAACTGCACTTGCCATCGCAGGATTAGCCTGTAAACGGGCCTGCAATGAAACAGCAGCCAGCGCCATCAGTCGTGTAACAGAGTTAATGCTGCTGATCGCATCACGACGGCCTGCACTGGTTTTTACATCGCCAGAAACCGCACCAGCCGCGACACGCCCTATCTCTGCAGTTGCACTCATGACGTAATGCGGTAGTTTCTCTTTTGCCACCTCATTAATCGGAACACATGGCAGACAATGAATCTGTGCCAGAAAACCATCTACCAGCGTTGAATCTTCAGTCAGATCGGTAAGTAGCCAGATATCTCGTGCAGTGAGCTGATGCGGTTGTTCCGGGTTCAGCTTGTTACGCAGCGTCTGGACGTTCATTCCCGCGAGTTCTGCTAGCTTCGCCATATTGTGACGTAGTGCAAAAGCTCTACAGGCTTCATCAAAATGCGGATGTTTGGAAATCTTGTAATCAAACATGGTGCTCCCTTAGAAAGTTCCCATAATTGAAATTACTTACCAACAATGACGCGGAAGTTGGAATGACCGAGGGATTCACGGACCTGATCAGTTTTGTACATCAGATAACGCAGGCTTACGCGGCCTTTGTTTTTTTCTTTCTTGACCATGTACTTAGCGAGTTGACCATGGTGAATTTTTTGGTAAACAGACCCGCGGGAAATCCCTTCCCATTCAGCGAATTCAGCAGGCGTAGCCATCTCTTTTGGTACACGAATTGAAATATCTGTGCTCATAGTGCAGTATCTCTTGGTTTAAGCTCGTTTTATGATGTTTAACCCCAACTTCTAAACTCTCATATTAGAAGTTAAACACAAAAATACGATCTCGTTATTGGATTGTCAAATGGAGAGTTCATCTTGAAGATTAGTACAGGTGCAAATACGGGAGGGAGAGAGACCATCAAAAGGCTGATGACAGCCTATGGTTTCAACACTCAGATAGCGTTGGTTGAACACCTCGAAGCATCAAAAAGCACCATGGCAAACAGGATGTTACGTGATAGCTTCCCTGCTGACTGGGTTATTCAATGTGCCCTTGAAACAGGTATTTCTCTTCTTTGGCTGACAACGGGCCAAGGGGAAATGTATCCTCAAACAGAAGAAAAAAATAAGTTCAAAAACGAGAGTTCACCTATAGTTCGCCCCCTTTCAAAGATAGTTATCCCATCAGTAAGGCAGGCAACCATTGAGAACGGAACGCTCGAAGAGATGGGGGATGTTTTCCTTGATCAGACTTTGATACCCGGAAAAGCCGAATATTGTTTGTACGTCAAAGCTAACGACGGCAATTACATTGTTGATACATCAACAAAACAGCTTAGTAACGGAATTTGGCTCATAGACATCGACGGTATGAAAAACATCGTCAAAATTGCGCGCATACCTGGAAACAAAATAGTAGTTAACCAAGATGACACTTCATTTGAATGTTCTGTAGATGATGTGGAAGTCGTAGGACGTGCAGTCAAAGTAATCAAGAACCTCTAACTTATGACCATCAGAAAACAGCCGAACGGAAAATGGTTGTGTGAGTGCTATCCCAATGGACGCAATGGTAAGCGCGTGCGTAAGCAATTTGCTACCAAAGGCGAAGCTATTGCATTTGAAAGCTTCACAATGGAAGAAGTGAACAAAAAACCATGGCTGGGGGAAAAGGAAGATCGGCGACATTTATCAGAATTAATTGAGCTGTGGTATTCCCTGTATGGTCAAACACTCACAGACCCCAAGCGCCTCATGGCGAAACTTAGTATTATCTGTAATGGTCTAGGCGATCCCATCGCTTCAGAACTGACAGCCGGTGACTTTACGAAATACCGCGAAGCACGGTTAAAAGGTGAAGTACGAAATGAAGATGGCACGCTTATGTCGCCCGTTAAGCCCCGCACGGTAAACCTTGAACAGCGCAATCTATCATCTGTTTTTGGTACACTGAAAAAGCTGGGCCACTGGTCAGCCCCCAACCCGCTTGCCGGGCTGCCAACATTTAAAATTGCTGAGAGTGAATTGGCGTTCCTGACCCCGGAAGAAATTAAACGTCTGCTGGATGCCTGTGCTGATTCTCAAAACTCTAGTCTGCTGACGGTTGCAAAAATATGTCTGGCCACCGGCGCGAGATGGAGTGAAGCCGAAAACCTGCAGGGCCATCAATTATCAAAATACCGGATCACCTACACCAAAACTAAAGGCAAGAAAAACCGAACCGTACCGATATCTCAGGAGCTATATGAAGAACTCCCCAAAAACAGGGGGAAACTATTCACGCCCTGCAGAAAAGCTTTTGAGCGCGCAGTAAAACGAGCCGGTATAGACCTGCCTGAAGGCCAGTGCACACACGTGTTGCGCCATACATTCGCCAGTCACTTCATGATGAATGGCGGAAACATATTGGTACTACGCGATATTCTTGGTCACTCTGATATAAAAATGACGATGGTTTATGCTCATTTTTCGCCAGATCATTTAGAAGATGCTGTAACAAAAAATCCACTGGCTATGTTGGGATACTGATAATGGAAAAAAGCATTAGCACATTTATGTACCTATCCGTTTTATTAGGTTGTATATTCTTATTTATAAAATATCGACTTTATGTTCTCGATCATAGAAGCCTGTTCCAACAACCCTTGTTCTGGGCTGCAATAGGCCTACCTTTATTCACCAGCCTTTACTTTGGTTCTTTTGTCTGGATAGATAAAATACACTCTTTTAGTCTTACAAGTCACGGTTATGAGAGATTTTTAGATATCTCGAAATTACCATTACTCATCCTTGCATCTGCAGTACCTTTAGTTTCAATAGTAAACAACCTACACAGAACCAAACAAACAGAAAAACAGATCTCAGAGGCAGAAAGGAAAAACAGGGTAGATTTATATTACAACCACATGAAATTTCATCTTGATTTATATAAAAAAATCGAAGGAAAAAGAATAGGCAGCTACTACCCGGTTCAGGAAGCTCAAGCTGAAGCAATCTACCAACATTTTATAAAACATCCACAAGAACTATATAGAAAAGCATACCCACAATCTACGCCTGATGATTCTCAACAATTAGATATTAATGAGCAATTTGTTATTGATTTACACAAATGTTGGGTAGAAATCAACGCAAGACTCAAGCAATTATCCGAGAGTGAAAATCAAATACATCCTACAGAGGAACTTTGCACAACAAAGATGAGAATATTTGTAGGAGTTATGATTATTTATGAAAAAACTTGTAAACTGTTGTGTTTAGGTGGATTTCATTATAAAAAGTCATTTGTAATAAATGATAGTTATAATAAATACCAAGTTTATTCACCATTTTATGATTTTGGCACTCTGTACGAATCACTGCAATCCTTAGAAGAGATAACCTACGCCTTCTTGGATACTTGCAGAAATGAAGTGGTAAACTTGTACTTCCCTATAGAAGATAAAATTTTGATATATGGTGAAGGGATTCTAGAGAATTGGTTCAAGTATTCTCAGTTCTTGATCACTATAGCTTATCAACCCGCCAAGATGTCTCGCTTACCCCAGCTGAGACGCGATTGATGATGGCGACATTTTGGCGGCAGAGCTTTAAAAACAGATAAAACTGTCAAACACCACATAACACTAAAGTATTGTTTTTAAACATAAATCATTATTTTTTCTGTAGTAAAAATGGTATGTAGGAATTTCGGACGCGGGTTCAACTCCCGCCAGCTCCACCACTTTTTAGTTGTTTGAAGTTCAATGAAGTCTACTAAGCCCACACAGCACAAGCTCTGCGGGCTTTTTTACGTCTATTGTCGTCCAGTGAGAATTGCTGAGAACTACGAGTTATGGCACCCTGAATGGGACCCACTAAGAAGGGTCCAAAAACCGAGGGTCCCAAAATGGCAAAAATCGCTAAGAAGCTCACTGACACTGAAATCAAAAGCACCAAGCCAGCCGATAAAGAAATCAACTTGTTTGACGGTGATGGTCTGATTCTACGAATCGCTCCTTTGGCGAAAGGAGGCAAGAAAAATTGGTATTTCAGGTATGCAGTACCAGTGAGCAAGAAAAGAACCAAAATGAGCCTTGGGACATATCCTCACCTTACCCTTGCAAGAGCCAGAGCCTTACGTGATGAATATCTCTCCTTTCTGGCAAATGGTGTTGATCCCCAAATCCATAACAACGATAAGGCGAAGGCATTAAAGAGTGCTACTGAGCACACTCTCTAAGCCGTAGCGCGGAAATGGTTAGATGAGAAGGTAAAGACATCAGGTATCTCACAAGACCATGCAGCAGACATCTGGCGCAGCTTAGAGAGAAATGTCTTTCCCGGTCTGGGTAATGTCCCTATCAATGAGATCCGACCTAAGCTCTTAAAACAACACCTTGATCCTATTGAGCAACGAGGCGTATTGGAAACTCTACGCCGTATCATTTCACGTCTGAATGAAATCTTCCGGTGGGCAGCTACTGAAGAACTTATTGAGTTCAACCCGGCTGACAACCTTGGTCAAAGATTCAGTAAACCAAAAAAGCAAAATATGCCTGCCCTTCCCCCAAGCGAATTGCCAAGGTTTATGGAATCTTTGACGAATGCGTCAATCCGGTTGGAAACACGTATGCTAATTGAATGGCAATTGTTGACATGGGTTCGTCCGGGTGAAGCCGTTCGCGCAAGGTGGTCTGATATTGATACAACCAACAGCATTTGGAACATTCCTGCTGATTTCATGAAAATGAAAAAGCTTCACAAAGTTCCTTTGAGTAAAGAAGCTTTGCGCATCCTTGAATTAATGAAATCAATAAGTGGGCATAGAGAATGGGTTTTCCCCAGCATAAAAGCGCCTCTTAATCATATGCATGAACAAACAGCCAACGCAGCTATCATCCGAATGGGGTTCGGAGGCGAGCTTGTAGCTCACGGTATGCGTTCTATTGCACGAACAGCGGCAGAGGAGTCTGGTAAATTCAGAGCTGAAGTTCTTGAGGCAGCGCTTGCCCACTCGAAAAAAGATGAAATTATCGCAGCATACAATCGTGCAGAATATCTGATAGAGCGACAGAGTTTGATGCAATGGTGGAGTGATTACGTTCAAGCTCAAAGATCAAATGCTCTGGTAGCCTAAGTATCAGAATAGCTAATATAATCCTGAAGGTAAAGAAAATGGAAACCCTATTCAAAGTTTTTGAAAAATTTAGTTCCAGACCACTTTTTTTTATTTTTTTCGGACTCTCACTTTGTGAATTTTTTCAGAAACAATCTGTTCTGATGAATCCATCAGCAGATAACATCGCGAAATTATTCGCAGCCATGATATTAGTTGTTTTTTTACTTGGGGATTTGAATGGCTAATCTTCAAGTTCAATGTAAACCTTGAACCTCATGATCAAGGCGATATTGGACCAACAATTGGAACGGCTACTTTAGCTGTATACTTAGTTTATGCCTTTCACTTTCTCAGTGAAAATCCTGAAGCATTAAATTTAAAGTTATTAACTAACTCTGGCTTTATATACAGCACAACTCTATTATTATTCTCATTAGAATGCATGAAGCTTAGAAGACTTAAACAAAAATAAACAACATCATTGTGATGATAAATATAAAATAGGCATGGCGAAAAAAAATCACCACGCCTAAAATATAATAATTATGGTAGCATCATTGATACATAATCCACACCAATCCTTGAGCTATACTGAGACGCTATAGCCTGATATCTTTCTGCATAACCAGTTCTCAGTTGAGATTTAAGTTTGAGTCGGACAGGAACATTTTGCACGTTGCCATCCATATTACTTAAAAACACGGCAGAAATAATATTTTTTTCTTCGCCATCAACTGTTGTTCCATGATTCAACACCACCATATAATCAACAACAGGAAGCGTTTTATCCCCTTCGAAAATAGAGAGATATTTTCTTTGATTTTTATGCATTACATATATATATTTCGAATGTTCAGCAAATGGCAATGCTTTACTCTGACTGGCGTTAAAAAGCTCCAGAACTTTAATGAGCCTGTGCGGACTTAATCTTACATGGTGAGGGTCGTTACCCTGAGTAGGAACCAAATCACATGCCGCAGATACACATAAATACCATTTGTTCGACTCTGTATCAAAGAAAATAGTGCCAGTAGAAATATGACCATCTTCAAAATTCTTTGAAGACAAATTCATATTTAAAGCATGATACATTTCGTGATAAGTATCATTATTTGATGGCAGATCCATTTTTGAAGAGCAATATTGGAGCAATGCAGCAACTCCGCTGTTAGCGTATTCATTTGAATAGCTATCAAAAACACTTTTGATAAATTCATCCAGCGTATTATTATTTTTAAGTCTTTGATAAAGCTCTTCTGATAAATTACCAAATACAAAGTCAATATTTCTACATCTAATATCAGGCGAGTCTGATTTTAATATCTCATTTAACCACGCAGCTTGACCGTAATGATCGTTAGCCAAATGATTTACAAAAGATAAAGCCTCAGCTTCGATTGCATTCTGAATTTCAGATTTTATTAACTGATAATAAGATGGTTTCCATTCAATGAGAGAATCATTGAGAGTTTGCCAAATCCTATCTCCATCGTTTTCATGATCATCTTGAACCTTATGAAATAGGGAGACAAAGATATTACCACATTGAATCCATTTTACTCCGCTTTCATCACCCCGAATGACATTGCCAGATGTGTTGCTAGAAATAATTGCATTTCTAGACACAGCATATTCTGCAATCATTTTTGCAATGAAGTTTTTATCCTTTTGATCCTCCAACACAGCATCATCATGTATTAATCTTTTAATTCTTCTACAAGGCTTACTGTCTTTAATATAGGCTATTGTTTCATCTCTTGTGAGAGCTTTATTACCATTATCATTTAAGTTCGGTAATACAACGTCTTCCCAATAACTTTGGACATCTTCATTATCGTAGTCAATGATCAAGCTGTTGATATCCAGAGCACCTTTGAGAGTCGATGATATCTGCATCCAAACCGTTTCTAAATTCTCTCTAGTATATATTACAATCATATTTAAATGATCGGAGTCTTTCAAATCTTGTAATAGTTTAAGTGTTTTATCAGGTGCATTATTATCAAGATGATAATCTACAATAATAAGATCTGATTTTCTAATCCGATCCACATCGAAATTAACAGAACCATTGTCAACATCACAAATCATATTTTTAGATTGAAAAAAGCTCTCAAGAGTAGCGGCTCGTTTAGATGAGTCAATTTTGTTGTAGTCTAAATCAACTTCGTTATTCAACGCCCTGATTGATTCAGAATACGTCAGAAAATCGTCATCAATCATGACAACGGAACGAATTGCATTTTCGCAGAAAGTTTTCTGGACAAGAGAATTATAATTTGCCACTGTCAT